ATAAAAAACTCTACGAAGCAGCCGCAAAAGCTGCAATACCGGACCCACCCAAACCGGAGACCCAACCTCAAACGGCGACCACGCCGGAAAGCGAAGCAGCCAAAGGCGACCAGTAGGCCTCTAGATGCCTACTATCATAGGTGACACAAAAGGGTGAAAAATGGCTCGGCGTAAAAAGAGAAAACCACCAAGGCGGCTAAGGCGGGATACCACTAATATCACTCGAACTCGTTCGGCCCTACGCCTCTCAAAACCAAATCTCCGATTAATCGAAGACCGCCGGGCCTTCCACCCACTATCAGACTTTCGACCCGCTCGAAATCTCGACAATTCAAAACCTATGCTCTCACCAATCCCCCAGAACCGGGACATGTCAAAGCTCCGGTTCATTAACCCGGCGCAGGTCTTGATCTGCCTGCGCCGGACCTCTCGAAGGGAGGTTATCTTTGCAAAAAACCACGCCGGAAAATCCGGCCAACGCAGACCCATCAGAAACCAACATTCTTCAATATCCTGTAGGAGATAAATTATGGTCTGGGGCTCACTCATCAGCGCCGGAGCATCCCTCGCGGGTGCCTTCATCGGCGCAAAATCAGACAAAGCAGCCACCGCAGCAACAATCCAAAATGCCGCCCTCGATCGGCAATTACAAAAAGACTTCGCCCAACAAGGAATCGGATGGCGCGTCGATGACGCCAAAGCATCCGGAATTCACCCTCTCTACGCCATGGGCGCAAATCTTCCAACATACTCGCCCTCACCCATTTCCATATCTGGTAGCAACTCCTGGCAAAAAGGCCTCTCTGACGCTGGTCAAAACATCGGACGCGCAGTATCCGCCGCAGGCTCAAAAGCAGACCGGCTCAACTCCCTCGAATACAAACTCGGCATTGAGCGCACAACTCTCGAAAATGACCTCCTCCGCGCTCGTATCGCAACTGAAAGAGGCTCTCAAATCGGTCCAGCACTACCCACCGCAACCAATCCAGGGATCATCCCTGGCCAAGGCGACGCCGCCATAAATGTCCAGCCAATGATGGTCAATCCCAGCGCACCAGGCGCAGGCAATCAAGAAACCGGGGCAGTAGCAGACACCGGCTTCGTTAAGACCGCCACAGGCCTCGCCCTCGTCCCGTCAATGGACGCTAAAGAACGGATCGAAGACCAACTCGGCCCAGAAGTCGGATGGGCCATTAGAAATATGCTCATCCCCGCTTTCGATCCCAAACAAATGAATAATCCGGACCGCAAACCCAACGCACAACAATTCCCAACGCCACCCGGCTTCGAATGGACATGGCACCGGATGGCTCAAGAATATCGGATCACCCGAATTCCCTATAGGCCACGGGAAAAATTCGAAAAAACACCGGCCTACCATTACCCGCACATCCCGAGCCAAAATCTCGGAACCTGGACGGGTTCATAAAGGAGAACTCCTATGCGTATGCGCAGACGTTCCCGCTCTCGATCAGCTCGCCCCCGCGGCCGCTTCTCACGCCGGCGCCGCGGATCGGCCGGCCGCTCACGCCGCCGCGCCCCTCTCCAACGCCGTATCGGCTTCCGTATGTGATGCTTTGCGAACAACCATATACCGGCTCTGTCGTCCCTGTAGGCTGTGGCAAATGCATGTCCTGCCGGATCAACAAACGCCGCGTATGGACCCATCGGCTCATGCTCGAAACCATAGTGTCGGACACCGCACTATTCGTAACCCTGACCTATAATGATCTTCATTTGCCGAGCAATCTTTCCTTGGATCCTCTTCATTCAAAACTTTGGATGAAGAGGTTCCGCCGAACCACTACAAAGCGGATACGCTTCTACTTGGTCGGTGAATATGGAACCAAAGGAACACGAGGTATAAACCCCCATTATCACGTCGCACTATTTAACGCATCTTATGATGACGTTGAAAACATCAATAAAACCTGGAAAAAAGGCAATATACACGTGGGAGACCTTACTCCCGCCTCTGCCTCTTACTTATGCGGCTACGTCACCAAAAAAATGACCCAACCCGGCGACCATCGCCTAAAAGGCCGCCACCCAGAATTCTCACGACAATCAAACCGCCCCGGGATAGGGGCTAAAGCAATGGAAATCGTCGGAGAAGTCCTATTCTCAAAACACGCTATAGCAGAAATGGAAAAAACCGGAGACGTTCCACGCACATTACTTCACGGAAAACGCTCTTATCCTCTCGGACCTTATCTTCGTCAACAATTACGAAACTACATAGGGATGCCCGATGAATATAAAGCTCTCGCCACTTATAACTACTCGCTCGAAGTGCAGGCTCTGCGCAAAAATGCGCTCTCTGATCCTGTCTCTAAGGCGTTCTCGCTCTCGGAGATACTTGCGCGCGAGGCCGCGCCCAAGATACTCCAACTGAAAACCCGTCAACTCATACATGAAACGGAAAAAACGCTATGAAACGCTCAAAATTCTCGCTCTCGAATACAAAACTCCTCTCATGCGACATGGGCGAACTCGTCCCCTGCGGCATGCAAGAGGTACTACCCGGGGACACTATCCAGCAGGCCACAAGCTGCCTCGTTCGGGTCTCCCCGCTCCTGGCTCCTGTCATGCACCCTGTCAACGCTCGTATCCATCATTGGTACGTCCCACACCGCTTAATCTGGGAAGACTTTGAAGATTTCATAACCGGAGGTTCCGATGGCTTCGATGCTTCTGTCTTTCCTACTATTACTGATAACTTTGCGGTGGGCACTCTCGGCGATTATCTCGGCCTTCCAACTGGTGTGGCTGGCCTCGAAGTATCTGCTCTCCCGTTCCGTGGCTATAATCTCATCTTCAACGAGTGGTACCGAGACCAAGACTTAGTCACCCCCCTCGTCATTGACGAAACCTCAGGACCTGATACAACCACTGAAACCGACCTGCAAAACTGCGCCTGGGAGAAGGACTATTTCACCTCCGCTCGCCCCTGGACACAAAAAGGCCCGGAAGTCTCGCTCCCGCTTACTGGCGACGCTCCCGTCAAAGGCATCGCAGCCAACACCCAGGTCTACCCAATCACAACACCGCCCACCACGTACGAAACCGGCGCAACCGCTGGCAACGTATACGCTGACGCTCGAAATGCTGCTTCCGACCTTGACGACGGACGAATGTACGTCGAGGAAGACCCCAACAATTCCGGCTTCCCCAATATCCGAGCCGACCTCTCGGCTGTTACCGCAGCAACTATCAATGACCTTCGAGTGGCGTTTGCCCTTCAACGCTTCGAGGAAGCCCGGGCACGCTATGGGAGCCGCTACACCGAGTACCTACGCCACCTCGGCGTCAAAAGCTCTGACGCACGCTTACAACGCCCGGAATATTTGGGCGGCGGGAAACAAACAATCCAATTTTCCGAAGTCTTGCAGACTGCCGAAGGCACCGACCCTGTGGGCGAACTCCGTGGACACGGAATAGGCGCGATGCGCACCAACCGCTACCGCCGCTACATCGAGGAACATGGCTATGTCTTCTCGTTCATCTCAGTCAAACCCAAAACCATCTACGCGCAAGGCCTCCCCAGGACCTGGAACCGGCGCGTCAAAGAGGACTTCTTCCAGAAGGAACTCCAACACATCGGCCAGCAATCCATCCTCAATAAAGAACTCTATGCCGCTCACACCACGCCTGAAGGCACATTTGGCTTCCAGGACCGCTACGACGAATACCGTCGAGCAGAAAGCACCATAGGCGGAGAATTCCGCACTACCGTTCTCGACTTCTGGCACATGGCCCGTATCTTCGGATCGGACCCAACACTCAACGCGGACTTCATTACGTCCACACCCACCAAGCGTATTAACGCTGTATCCACCAACGATGTTCTCTGGATCATGTGTAATCACTCTATCCAAGCTCGCCGCCTTGTCGCTAAGCAAGGCACCTCCTTCATCTTCTAAGGACCAAAATCATGCACGCAACCAAAAGACGCTGCGCTACCAACCTCGATGAAAACGGACATGAGATACTGTCCGATAAACCCATCGCCATGCCTCTCGGCATGAAAACTCCGGAAAGCCTCCAGGACCAAATACGACGACTCGTCAAATACGAAAATTTCGCTCAAAAAATGTCCGGCGACGACGCCGACACATTCGAGGAAGCTGACGACTTCGACATCGGAGACGATTTCGATCCTTCCTCACCATTCGAACAATTCTTCGACCCTTTCATTCAACGGGACGTAAGCCCCGACGATCTCCAACGCAACACGGACGAGTATAAAAAACTCTACGAAGCAGCCGCAAAAGCTGCAATACCGGACCCACCCAAACCGGAGACCCAACCTCAAACGGCGACCACGCCGG